ATATCACTAGACACCTCTAGTCTTCAAATTGATTTAAATAATTGTGAAAATCTCTTAAGCTCGTCAGAAGCTGATCTTTTAAAATTGAAAGACGAGCTACTTGATATGATTCCGAGATTGGTGGAGTCAGAAGAAAATCCATCAGCTGTAATCAGAGCATCAATCGTTTCTTTAGAGGATGATATTAAGAAGCTAGATAGAAAGCGTCTTAGGAAATTTGAAAATATCATCAGCCTCAATGCAGAAATATCTAGAATGAAATCAGATATAAAAGAGTTTGATACCATTAAGCAAGATTTAATAGCATATGATTTTTTTATGCAAGCAACCTCAAAGAAAGGGATTCCATTACAGATAATGATGTCACAGCTCCCGCTAATCAACTCCGAGATTTCAAAAATTTTGCAAGGAGTGACGGGATTTACAGTTGATCTAGAGGCAGATCCAGAGTCTAACTCAATGGATATTTACATAAACTATGGTGATAGTAGAAGAATAATTGAGTTAGCATCTGGAATGGAGAAAATGATGGCATCCCTGGCAATCAGAGTAGCTCTCATTAATGTCTCTTCTTTAACAAAAACAAACATGCTAATAATAGACGAAGGGTTTGGAGCACTAGATGAGACAAATATAGAAGCATGCAGTAGATTATTAGAGTCACTTAAGAAATGGTTTAGAAATATAATAGTGATATCTCATGTAGATGCCATTAAAGATGCTGTTGATAATTCACTGGAAATAACGAAAAATGAAAAAGATACTAAAGTATACAGCGCATGATGACATAGAATGTGATTTGTATGTTATTGATAACACTGGCCAGAGAGCGATGCCATTTTTCTGCGAAGTGTGTGAATTTGTCATGAATAGTCATGATGACTTTAAAGCAATTCAGAGATTTAATTGCTGCACAGCGTGCGAAATGACATTTGCACAGCCGAATAGAGAGAAGTGGGATTCGGGATGGCGCCCCAGTGAAGAAGAGCTTAATAGTTATAAAGATAGGATTATAGGACAATCCTTGAATTTATTTCTAGATGATCAAGATAATTAGAGTAAGGAGTAGTCTATTATGCTAAGTTTAAGTGAAGTTAATTTTTTAGGACAAATTTTAAATGAGACGTGGGGGCAATCCACCAGATCTGATTTTAGAACACCGACAATGTCAATTAGAACATCTTTGCAGGGAGATAATCTTTCATGTACATACACGACTATAGTTCACTTAGCGTCTGAGAGAAATCTTAGAGATCAAGTGAGAGTATTTGAAGAAGAGTCTGCAAAGCTGACAAACGACTATATCAAAGAGATAAAAAAAGAATTTAAAGAGGCCGCTGGCAGAGCACTAAAGGTAAAAGAGATTAACTCTAACGATAATATCGAACTAATCACATCATCACCTTACACCCCAAGAAAAACAGCATACTATAGAAGATATACAAACTTTCAGGTAGAGTAATGTCTAAAATTAATAAATCTAGACAGGTATCAGAAATCATCAAATGTGGACGAGAGCCTGTTTATTTTTTTAACAATTACGCAAAGATACAGCACCCTGTAAGGGGATTGATAAAGTTTGATACTTATCCGTTTCAAGACATGTGTGTTCAAAGTTTCATCGATGAAAGATTTAATATCATATTAAAATCTAGACAGCTTGGAATGTCAACATTGTCTGCAGCATATGCTGTGTGGCTTACTCTTTTTCAAAGAGACAAAAACGTACTAATTATCGCAACAAAGCTTAGTGTCGCTCAAAACTTTATCACAAAGGTAAAGACTATGATTAGGAGTCTTCCGAAGTGGCTAGTATTGCCAGAAATAGTAACTAACAATAAACAGTTGATAGAGTTTAGCCACGGATCATCCATTAAGGCAATACCCACGTCAGAAGATGCAGGACGATCAGAAGCACTGTCACTTCTTATTATTGATGAGGCAGCTTTCGTTAGAAATTTTGATGAACTTTGGATGGGATTGTATCCAACTATTTCAACTGGTGGTCGAGTTATAATTCTATCTACACCAAACGGTGTCGGAGGGCAATACTATAAGCTTTACACAGATGCAGATGCCGGATTAAATGAATTCACGGCTATAAAGTTGCCATGGGATATCCACCCAGAAAGAGATGAAGTCTGGTTTGATGAAACAACTAAAAATCTATCCAATAGACAAATATCTCAAGAGTATTTATGTGATTTTGCATCGTCGGGTGAGACATTTCTTTCGCATGAAGATATAGAGTGGGTTAGACAAATAGCAAGGCCCCCTAGAGAGAGAACTGGATTTGATATGAACGTGTGGATATGGGAATATCCGTTATCTGAGCATGATTACTTGATGACAGCAGACGTTGCAAGGGGTGATTCGAAGGATTTTTCCACATTTCACATAATTGATATTACAGAAGGGGAGTGTGTTGCAGAGTATAAGGGTAAGATACCGCCAGATAGATTTGCTGAACTTTTGAGTGAATTTGGATTAAAATATAATAAAGCCCTTCTCTGTCCAGAAAATAATAGCTATGGATATGCAACAATCTTAAAGCTCAAGGAATTAGATTATCCTCGCCTCTATCATAAAAAGAGAAAAGCAATCTTTATAGGAGACTATATTCCTCCAAAAGAAACTGATCTCGCAGGTTTTACAACTAGCGGAAAAACACGTAATTTAATACTAACAAAGCTAGAGGAAATTTTAAGAAACAAGCAGATTAAAATCTATTCATCGAGATTTTATGAAGAGTTAAAGACATTTACATGGTCAGGAAACAAAGCTTCGGCGATGAGGGGATATAATGATGATCTAGTTATGAGCTTTGCAATCGCAATGTGGCTATATGATGCATCAGCTGATTATAGTGTTAGCTCTAAGGCGATCAATGATGCAATGTTAAAGGGTATGAAGTTGAAACGAAATTCATATGATGATATGCCAGGAGCAATTTTAGAAGGAAGGCCTCACAGCTCTCCTTCGAGAGATCCCAATGTCAACCCAGACATTAATAGAGAAAGGTCAAAACATGCTCCGGCTGACTGGAATAAAAAAGTAAAAATCATGAGTGAGCATGACTGGCTGCTTAAGTGAGAGTTTTAGATGGCAGATAATACATCGAAGAGCTTATTTCGGAGATTAACGCATCTATTTAGAAGCGGCCCCGTAATAAAGAGAAAAGTAAGAGATTTTGAATCATCTGCAAAGGGCACGTCTGCCTATGAGATGTTTAGAAAGACTCAGAGTCATGTCTATAGCACTGCGATGAGTGCGTATGGATCATATGATAGAATGGCGCGATACAGCGACTTTAGTGAAATGGAGTACACACCCGAAATAAGCTCTGCGCTAGACATATACTCAGAAGAAACTGTAGCAGCTGACGAGAAGGGTAGCGTTCTTCACATATATTCAGAAAATCCAACAATCCAGGGCCTGCTTGATGATCTCTTTTACGATACACTAAACATAGAATTTAATATGACCTCATGGGTTAGAAATCTTTGCAAGTATGGAGATTTCTTTTTATTCAATGATGTAGATCCGGATCATGGAATTATAAACGCATATCCTATGCCAGTCAACGAAGTTGAAAGAGAAGAAGGATTCGACCCGTCAGATCCGATGGCAGTTAGATTTAGATGGGTCACACAGGGGAATCAGGTTCTTGAAAATTGGCAAGTGTGCCATGTAAGGATTTTAGGAAATGATGCATTTTTGCCATACGGTTCTTCAGTACTAGAGGCTGCCCGCAGAATCTGGAGACAGCTAATTTTAGTTGAGGATGCAATGCTAGTCTATCGTGTCGTTAGATCTCCAGAAAGAAGAGTATTTTATATTGATGTGGGTAATGTTCCTCCCGAGGACATCCCAAACTATATGGAGAAAGCACAGTCGACGCTGAAGAAGGCCCAGGTTGTTGATAGAAGCACAGGAAGGGTTGACCTTAGGTATAATCCATTGAGTGTTGATGAAGACTACTACATACCGGTAAGGGGTGCAGAAAGCGGTACAAAGATAGACACACTAGCCGGCGGAGCAAATGCCACAGCAATTGAAGATGTAGAATATATTCAGAAGAAACTATTTGCAGCATTAAAAATTCCAAAAGCTTATCTTGGGTATGACGAGGGGCTTGGAGCAAAAGCTACACTCTCACAGGAAGATATAAGATTTTCTAGAACTATTGCTAGAATACAAAGATCTGTCATAGCTGAGCTTAACAAGCTAGCAATAATACATTTATTCTGTAATGGCTTTGAGGGCGAAGATTTATTAGATTTTTCTCTGAAATTATCAAACCCATCAACAGTCGCGCAACAGCAGAAATTAGAGCTGTATAGAAGCAGGTTTGAAATAGCAACATCTGCTGCAGGATCTGAAGGTCTTGTTAGTAGAACATGGATTAGAAAGACCCTGTTCAACATGACAGACGATCAAATAGAAGAGCTTGGTGAGCAAAGGCTTGCTGATAAGATGAGTGATCTTGAAGTTGAAGCTGTACAGTTACCTGTTGGAGCCGGAGCCGAGATAGAGGCAGAAGCAGAAGCCGGTGAAGACTTTGGAAGTGACGAGGCTGAAGATCTTGAGATGGCAGGAGATGATAGAAACACAGCCGGTCTTCAAATACTAGATGGAAGCGAAGGCACACTTAGCTTAAAGAATTTTTCAATATCAGATGATAAATCTCCGATAAGAGCACAGGAGATTGTAGATAAATTATCTGAAAGTCTGGGAACTGATCAAGCTGAAGAGAATGATTCTGAACTAGACGAAGATTGCGATGATGAAACCCCGGCTGAAGTAGATGTTGAAAATAGCAGGCGGAGAAATAAAAAGGGATATTCAGATACTAATCACTTAGATTTAGTTTCTCATGATTCAAGAGATGTCTCTGATTCTATTGCTCATCCATATGCAGAAAAGCTTCGACGCCAGAAGGCAAAGAGTGATAGAAAGGATGATATGAATCCTCTAAGATCAGCATTTAAGATGCCATCGCTCTCAGAAGAATCGGACGGGTTTATGATAGATTTTATAGATGATAAGCTAGAACATCAGGCAAGAATGACATCTCAAATAAGATCAACATTAAAAACGCTTGAGAGCAAAATAAATAATAAAAGGAGGGTTATCTCTGAGGTAGATGATTCTGCTGAGGGAGAAATTTAGTTCATGTCAAAATCTCACAATAAGAAAAGAAATGTAGGGGTTATTTATGAGCTTTTGCTTAGAAATATATCTGAATGCCTAATCAAAGATGATAAAGAGTCTGCGCAGAAAGCACTAAACATTATAGAGAAAAGATTTAATAGAGAGTCTGAGCTTTATAGGGAGTTTAGATTGTTTAACGCTTTGGTTAAATCAACAGTTAGCAGCTCTAGTGTAGCTGCTGCAATTCTAACAGAGGCGAAGCAAGCAGCAAGAAGGTGTGATGAATCTAGACTCAATAAAGAAAAGTCTCTTTTAATTAGAGATATAAATCACACTCTTAATGATCCGAGCTTCTACTATAGAAGAATTCCAGAGTATACAACATACGCCACAATTCAGACGCTGCTAAATGATTGGAGAATGGGAGATAGAGCAAACCTAACTAGAATGGTTCAGTATGAGTCAAAAGTCGCTGAATTACTTCTTGAAAAGAGAGATGCACCCAGTCTAGATGATATAGATCCAGACGTTAATTCTCTTGTTGTTAATATTATGACAGAAAAAATAAATAACAGATATGGTGAAAAGCTTAGCAGGGAGCAGAGAGATCTGATGAGAGATTATGTTTTTTCCAGTGCTAGCAACAAGAATGATGGAATAAGAAAGAGACTAATTGAAGCAAAAAATGATATTCTTTTAGATTTAGAGGTCTTTAAGAAAAAGACAGAAAACAAGATAATTTTAGAAAAAATAGATGGAGTTCATGAGAAATTATTAAAAGAATCTTTTGATAATATTAACGATGAATCAGTTTCAAGATTTCTAGTATTAATTAATTTACGGCAAGAACTAAAGGAGGCACTAGATGAACAAAGATCTTAAACTATTAACTGAGTGGTTGCCGCTCAAATATACACCCGAGCTTATTAACGAGTCTAAGAGTCTAAATGATGGAAAGATCTTCTTAAAGGGTGTATTACAGAGATGTAATACACTAAATCAGAATGGAAGAATTTATCCTAAATCAATTTTAGATAGAGAAGTTACAAATTATCAAAAATTTATTCAAGAGAATAGGGCACTTGGAGAATGCGATCATCCTGATTCATCTGTCGTTGAACTTAAAAATGTATCTCATATCGTTAGAAATGCAAAGATGGACGGTGATAGTGTAATTGGAACCATAGAGATCTTGGACACCCCTAGCGGAAAAATATTAAAAAGCCTAATAGAGTCTGGTGTGACATTAGGAATATCGTC